GGCAATTGCACGTTTCTTGGAATGGTGATGGTTTACGATATGAAACCACATATACGTGTCGGTCCGACGATTTCGCAGATGAGTTCTATAGTCAAGCTTATTCACTCTCCGAGCTTCCAAACTCAACACAAACACCTGAAAATGTAGACGGGTGGACCCAATTAGACGAATCGGACGATCAATTGGATTTTAGCGGAGTAAATGAAGATGAAACTGATTTGATGAAGCTTTCAACTGTTTCCGTCCAGACTCTTATTGATGAAAACAAAAAATTGAAGGGGGAATTGGAAACAAAGAATCTTATGATTCAACATTTGACGGAGGGGTCGTCATCGGAAAGTACCGATGATTCAGAATACACCGACGACCAAGATGATTATGATGAATACGCTGATGAGATCTATCAGGAGAGACGCATTGATCCATTCGATAAGGAGTTTTATACCAAGGATGAGTTTCTAGATTACTATGGTTACGATGGTTTTGGAGAAGCGATGTGGGGTATGAATGCGCCTGAAAAGATTTCGAAGGTTCTGATGTATGAGTGGATTCTTTCAAGGAACTCAGATGTTTTGAGTACGAAGTCAAAGAACTACATTATGGATAAGATGATTGCTGTGTTGTTGTAAATATGTAATTTGTGTAAAATATGTAATGTACCATAATAAATATTTTTATATGTATAAATATTTTTTATATGTATTAATATTATATAATGGGGAAATCTAAACGTTTATCGAAAAATAAAAGGAAAAAAAAAAGAAGAACTCATAAAATAAACAGAGAGGCAAAAAAATATATAGATCTGATGAATCTAGCATTATCAAATATGAATGGTAATTTTACATATGAGTTTACAAATGAAGATTATGTTTTATACCCTTATCTTAATGAGGGCTTTAAGAAAGGATGGAAAGTATTAAAATCTAAAGATATGGTGAAAGAGCTATCATGTAATAGTTTGTGTATGACAATTAGTATATTGAACTCTTCAATTGCAGAAAAAGAGTTTGATAAATTAAATCCTCTAGAGAAAATGTATCTTTTTTTTATATCATATATGTTGGAAGATGATAAAGAAGGCGATATGAGATTTGCTTTAAAGAAAGCTGATATAAGGATATTAATTGAAAAAAAAAGATATGAAAAATATGAACAAGAAAATAATGCGAGGGGGATGAAAAAAAGTTTAAAATATATTAATGATTTGGAGCAGAAAAAAAAGCAGATTATTGATAGTAATGGTATGAATAAATTGGGAGTAGGATCACTATTTGGGATAGATGTATGTAATAATGTAGACTGTGAATTTTTACACGAATATAAAATGAGCAAAGGTGAAAAATGGAGCTCAAGTTATAGTAAGTTATGTTTAAATATTACAGATATCTTTAAAGGTATAGTATGGTTAATAATGTGTTTATCATATGGTAATTATAGATCACTCCACAATATACCAAAAAGTAAAAGAGAATTATCTATAAACTTAGATATAAGAAAAATAATAAAAAAGGCAGATATATTATTAATACCAACTATGAAAATGTATGATAACGAATTATTCTATGAAAATAATACACTAGATAGGAAAAGAAAAGAAAATATATCTAAAGGTGAATACTGGGTATATAAAGATTTAGATATTAAGAACAATAAAATATATAAAAGATCAATACGACACTTGGAGAATAAGCATTATGTGGTAGCATTTATGGACTTATATATTGATTGGAAATTACCCGAAGAAACTAAAGAGAAAATAGAATACGAAAATTTTAAAGAGTTTTTAAATGGAACCGGGAAAAAGCCGATGTTGAAAGAAATATATAAAAAAAAAAAAAATATAGGAGGAGATGAAAGAAATAATTTAAGTGAGAATATAGAGAATAGTATAACAAATCATTGGTTATATGTTCACCGAGATAGAATATATGATATGATAGAAAAATGGGTTTAGGGTTGTTTAAATTTGATTATGTATATTATATTTATTGTAATTATAATTTGGATCATTGAGATAATAATGTCAGTAAATCATAAAGATATCATTTATTGGCTATTCATCCTAGTGATTTTCATAACTTCTCCTGAAGTTAAAAAGGATATGCAGGGCTTTGTAGATACGTTAGTATTCGGTGTAGTTATCACAACAATATGCTCATCAATTCAACCACTTGTATCGTGGTTTCAAACTCTATTGGACATGAATGACTATCAATCAAGAGTATCAGACTTGGAATATAAGATTGATCTTTTGACAGAGAGAATGAATGCTTTAGATAGTTCTAAGAAAGACTCTTAATAAGGAAATAAATGTAAAGACCATAAAAGTTCTTAGCGACTAAATCCAACAAATTATATGATATACTTTTATTTTTATTTGAAAGCATAGCGGCGAAACCATAAAGACCCCATACAATAACTAAGAAAGCATACAATCTATCATTAATAACATTATTTTTTGTGTAAGTATGAATGATTAAAAAAGTTTGATAAAAGAAATAGAAACCTATAGATATTCCTAAATACATATTAAGGATATTCATTTCAACAAGTAATCCACAAACTAACATAAAGAAATTATTAACAAATATCTTATACATTTTCATTTTGTTAAGACTGATAAACTTCTTAACATCTAATATTTCACCTTTATCTTTAACATTATTATACTCCATGTAAACAATTGTAGTGAACAACATCGTAGGAGTAGTTACAAACCAATCCATATATCTTAAAGTTCCCATTTTACTAACATCAGTATTGTATGATGCGATATAAAGATAAAATGTGAACTCAATAATTTGAACTATATTCTCAATTGCTAAGATTTCTTTTAGGACAACATCAGAACCTTTAAGATTTTTAAATAATCCTTCCCAAGTAATAACAGTACTTATAATTTGTATGAAAATAGAGAAATAAACTGTATTTTTTACTGTTAAAGTATTCATTAATATATTTATTATATATTATAATGTTATAATAATACAAAATGGCTAAATTACTTCCTGAATATTCTAAAGCTATTCGGGTAGAACCATCTTTTTACATGCCCGATATAGATGGTGTCGATAAGGTGAGACAATATTTAGAAGAGGGGACAGATGCTCAATGTAATTTTGCTGGGTGTGGTGAAAGAAAGGCTCCCAAAAAATCCAATAATATTCCGAGTTTATGGGAAGAAGGTAATCCGCTTAATACACCAAATGTTCCTACATTAGATGGTAACCCGTTGGATACTAAATTGTTTCAGGGTGGGGACGATCCATCTTCCGGAAAAAATTCAAGAAGAAACATAACGGGTGGAGCTCCATCGAACTGTATTCACTGTTATATTTGTGGGTTTCCAATAGATGGTAGAAGAGGTATAGCATTAGATATTCAAAATGCCTGGGGTGGTCAGTGTGAGCATGTAATGGCTGTAGCGGCATTAGCAACATTATGTGGATTGGCGGGAGATAATTATGAAGATATTGTTAATGAGTTTTTAACAGACTGTAATATAACTGATCCGAAATATAAAGTGTGGAGAGAGAGATTAGTAAAACAGGCGGCGAATGTTACAAAAAATAAAGAGGGTGGTGGTCCACACGGTATCTTATATAAATGGGCACATCCAGGATGTAATGAGATAAAAGGGAGTCACCCATATTTAAGAATAGACTTTGCAAAGATAGCAGAAGATAGCGAAGGATGGTTTACAGATTTATTAGAAGCTTCTAATATGAGTTTTTCAGGAGGAGGTAAAATAAAGGGTGGAGGACCTACTCCTTCACCTGCTCCTTCACCTGCGGATATATTTTGTGATGAAGTTATGGAATGGAACTTGGCATGTGTAAGTGGTTTAAATAAAGGTCATAAGAATGCTACAGATGGAGGAAAGAAATCAATGTATTGGAGAAAAAGATATAATTTATACAAAAATGGTATTATAAACATAAATGTAGATGATAAAAATTTCGGGAAAGAATTAAAAGAATTAGTATTATTGTATAAAGATTTATACAGTATAGATAAGTCGAATAAAGTTGAAAAGAAAAATAAAGAAGCAGAGATAAAACTAAAACAAAGATCTCTTATAAAAGATGATCCTAGTTTAACTACTATAGAATTAATTAAGGATGGAGTTTCTAAAGGAGAAAAACCTATAACAGTCTGGATAGATGAGAGAAAAAATCATATGAAAGAAACGATATTAAAACCAATAATAGCTAATATAGTAAATGTTGATGGAGATGATGAAGAACAACAAGCTGCGACACTTAGAAAATATATTTGTATTTCTCAATGTGTATTAACACAGGTATTTGAAAAGAACTTAACAACAGCTGTAGCAAAGGTGAATCCTGGATATCACCTAAACTGGAGTTATGCTCCTGCTTCTCAATTATCTAGTATGATTATAGGATTAGCTTTTGAGGAGATAACAGATCTAAGTGATACTACTAAAATTAAAGAAATAAAAGATAAATATGAAGATAGATTAAAAAATATTCCAAGAACTATAAAAGATTCTATCAAAGAGTTAAAAAAGCACGTCAAAGATAACTTAATAGCAGTAAAAGGAGTATTACAAACTAAAAAAGTAGCGATGAAAAGTGCTGTAAAGAAAGGAGGCGCAAAAATGAAGAACAAAATCTCATCATTTAATATTTTAGGCCATAGTTATTCTTTGAGGAAAAGAAGTGGAGGGGGTAGGATTAATAAAAAGACTATAAGGAAAAAGAGTGAATATTTGGGTGGTAAAAGAGGAAAGATACCTTATAGAATATTTACATTTACATCAAATGATAAAGAACTTGAAGAAATCATAAAAAATAAATGTCACTCAATTTATAGTAATGAGTTAGTATGGGTAAGTAATATATATCATAAACTTTCTCCAAATGGAGAAAGTAGAATATCTAAATGGTTTACATTACTTTTAGTTGAGAGTTCAGAAACTGATAAAAAATATATTGAAAAATATGATTATAGATTTATTATAAATAATGATCCAAATAATCCATTACCGTTGTATTTCAATATAAACGTTGTAGCAATACAAAAAAGTAAAGATTTTATAAAAGGTAGTGAAAGATTATCTATAGATATTGAAAAAGATTTATTTAAAAAGAATGACAACGTATACAATTTGGCGATGTTCATGTATTTAACCGTTCTATCTATGAATAATAATATAACAAAGCATTTTATAAAGGAGTTAATATATTTGTTTATCTTAAACTTTATAAAAAGATTAGAGATGATGGGTATAAAATTAAAGAATAATTCTAAAGTAAGAAAAACAACATTGAAAAAACCCAGGGTAGATGAAATATTGTTATTGAAAAAACCCAGGGTAGAGAAAATATTGGTATATTCCAATACTGACATTAGAGGAGGACTTAAAAGAAAGAAGAAAAAAAAGAAAAAAATTAAAAGATATTATAAGGGTGGAGATAAAGTATATTCTCCATCTATGGAGGGTTTAATATCTGTGAATAATATATTAAATAACAGTGGGACAAATTACATCTCAGATTATATGATGCTTGATTTTATAGAAGATGATGGTAGTTATAAGAACTTAATAGAGGGTAAAGAATTAGATTATGTAGATATAGGTAAAGATAAATATGAGAGAGCATTTATAGATATTATGAAGATAGATAATGAAGAGTTTGATTATGAAGATAATACTGAATATGGGGACATAATTAAACCGGGAGTAGATATGGGTTTTGATAAAGATCCAGTATTTTCACAACTAATGGATCCTGGAAAAGATGATATACGAAAACTAGGAATATTAATAAAAGAAAAATGGACACAGGCGGATATTCAATATGATAATCGAGATATTAGAATATTTTATATCTTAGGAATGATAGATTATTTAACTAATATAAAGATATTTTCTAATAATGGGAGTAACGGAGATGATCCAGTAATTGATTATCTAACATCAGATGATAATCCTATCTCTGTATTTTCAGAGAAATATGAGGGTGAATCTAAATATTATGAAGATGTAAAAGATAGATGTACAAAATTATTGACGGGTTTTCCAGAAGATTTATATGGAGATTTATTATCATATTTTGGAAAGAGTTATGGTACAGATGGTAAAGGTGTCTCTGATCAGAGTAAAATACATAATACAATAGAAGGTGTAAGTAATATACATACAAAAATAACCAATTTTGTATGTAATATAACAATAATAAATGTATTAACATATCCCTATGTAAGATGTTATGTTGCTTATGATCCTGCATTTAAAAGATATATGTGGAACTATGATTCAATAGGTTTAGATAATGATGGATCAGAAATAACTAATTTTTGCAGAGCAAAAAATAGAAGAATACAACAAATACAAGCAGAAGGTTTCTGGGGTTCATCAATAAATCCATACAGACTTGCTTATGATGAAGATAATGAACCATCGGGTGGGTGGTTTAGTGGATGGTTTAGTTGATGGTTCGGTTAAGGATAGTTATTTTATCTCTTTTTACCTTTAGTAGATTTCTTTTTACCTTTAGTAGGTTTCTTTTTCTTTTTTTCTTTAATAGATTTCTTTTTCGTGAACTTATTTTTTCCTTTCATTTTTTTATTACGTTTTAAAGAAGCAGTTCTAGTCAGTGATGCGATTTGTTCTTCAATACCTATAGGCAAACTGGCTTTATCATAATCCATTATATTTATATAATAGTATATAAATTATTTATTAATATAATATATTTATTTACGTCTAGTTTTTCTTATTTTACCCTTAGTTGTTCCTCTTTTACCCTTAGTTGTTCCTCTTTTACCCTTAGATTTCTTGCCCTTTTTCTTATCTTTAGGTTTTTTATGTGTTACAGGTTTTTTCTTTCTTTTAGATCTCCC